AACTTGGATCATACTCTCATCCCCCTATCTGCGATAACGCCGTCACTGTTGGGTTGTGCGGCATCGTTGGACTGCTGTCTTGCCTTGGTTACGATGCTGTGTTCCTCTTTGGGAGCACCACCGATGTTGTCAGACTGTGCGATTTGTAGTGATGCACCACCAACACCCATAGGTGCTGCGCCACCACCCATCTGGATGACATCCTGCGCGATCTGCTGAGCCAACATAGGATCAACTCTCTGTGCAAGATTCAAAGCCAGTTGCATATACTGGAGCAGCTTCTGTTGCATCGTACCCATTTGTGAGACCTTCTGCATGATGATGTCCTTGTCATCGAAGTCCATCATCTCCAGGCACATAAGGCTCTGGTCAACCATCTGCGGATTGAAGAAGCCAAGCTGGAAGAACTGCAGCGCCAGTTCATTCTGTGCAACCTTTGTGTACACATTCTTCTTTTGAGCGGACACTTTGATATCGAATACCGGCAGACGGAATCCCATATCCTGACCAAAGTCATTGCCCTGATGCTGGGGCTGAATACCTTGGTTGGTATAGGTGACATATCGCTCCATACCATACTGACCAAGGATGCGGAACTTTCTCGGCATATCGTAGAACTGACGGATCAGTTCAATGCACATATCCACGATGTCCGAATACACTCTGTAGGAAGCCTGCGTGGAGTCGGAACTGGTCTTGCCTGCCGCCTCCTGCAATGCAGCAATGCCGGACGCAGCCGTCACAGAGCCGGGTGTAGAGCCTGTAGCCGCTTCGGTGTTGCCGGATGTCTCTCTCAACTCATCGATGGATCGGTCAAGCAGATTCACATACATACCATCCAAGGCATTGTGTTCGATTCTACGCAGGGTAGCCTCATCCACATTGCCATTGACATGGACAATAGGCTTTGTGGCGTCCAGGAACTCCTCTTCTTTGATGTTGCCATCCACTCTGGAGAAGTATCTCGGAGTCGCACCCACCATTGCATTCTTAACCATAGCGGTCTTCAGCAGGTCGATCTCCGTCTGGGGATTGCGACACAGATCCACATAACCATAGCCACAGGGACTGCCCTCGATGGGATACAGAGCATCAAAGAAATAGGGGTACTTGCCGTGGTCATACAGACCTCTTTCTGCCATAGAAAGACCTGTTTCCACCATTGCAGGCATACCTGTTCGAGGATCTTGAACCATCTGCGTGGGTCTCTGCATTTCGTTCTCGGTAGCATAGATGACCTGATCACCCACATAACGGCAGTACTGCAGGGTATTCTTGCCCATAAGGTACTTGTGATAGTACACCTCAATGACCGTGTGCTTGTTCTCGGTGTTCACATGGTCATCGTACAGGAACTTGGTGGAGAGGAATCCCTGTCCCTTCAGCTTACCCTTCAGTTGGGGATATCTCTCCTCCAACACATCTTTGTCCCACAGTTCCGTGTGGAAGAAGTAACGGCTGCGCTGGATGTCTGTAACACCCGGCTCCCAGTACACATTCAGCAGATTGACTCTCTCCACATGGATATCACCAAGTCCGTTGAGTTTACTCTTGTCCCACACCACCTTGTAAAGTGCGGTGCCGGTCTTCAGTTTCTGCCACATAGCATCGGAATAGGTTGCTTCAAAGTTGTTCTGCTCCAGTATGCAGGGAATAATGGCAGAGAGCATCATGGCCTCGCCCTTGTCACCCTTTTCTCTCGGCAGGATGTTCGGCTCCGGGTATGCCTTCATAGCATCTGCGTGTTTGGATACGATGACATTGTGCAGCCATCCGCTGACCGCCTTGAAGCCGTCATCACCGGCAGTCTTGCTGTCCTTCTGCTCCTCGATGCTGTTTCTCAGCTTCCACCAGTTCTCTGATGCAAGGACTCTCTGCTCGGTCTGTACCTTGCCTGCCTTGTACTCCTCTAAGGTCTTGGTGAATGCTTTTAGTTGTTCCGCACCGATCACCTGCTGATTGGGGGCAGGCATAGGTGCGGATGGATTGCTTGCAGGATTTACCACCTGCATATCAGGTCTCTTCTCAATTTCCATTGCTTATCCTCCTAAGTGGTTAAATATATCCTCGCTTGTGTTGCTTTTCGGTAAACATATTCAGCGGATCGGACAGAATGGTCTTCTTTTCTACAGGTTTGAGAGGCTTAATAGGCCTGCTCATACACATATACCGCCATTCGTCAGCGATATGGTCTTCTAAATCACTGTCAAGATCCTCCGGCTTAGTCTGGTCATACATCATAAGCGGTATTGTGCGGATAAAACCCTTACAGTTATTGAACACATACATCCGCGGGTATCCATTCTCATCAAACTGGAGTCTGTAGTGGCACTGCATCCACCCTGCGATGCGTTCATGGTCACCGGGAGTGAAGTACACTCCGTACTTAATTGCCGTGTCTGCGATACTATCACCTCTCGATGCATCCCATATAGCAGGGTCAGCCACACCTGTGATTGACCTGCCCTTGAGCCACGGATGTTCTCGCTCTACCTTGGCGATCTCCTCAAACTGTTTGTCAGGAGTCCACTTCACGCCCTCGTTTGGAATCTCTGTGCATCCATACATCTCCATAATGCGGTACAGTACTCCATCTGGGTCAACTGTCCACCAAGCGCAGGAAAAAGGCTTCGCATAACCGAAGTCATAGGATCGCATGATCGGCCATCCTCGTTTGTCAGCAGCATTTAGGTCAAAAGGCTCGATAACATGAGTCCATCTGCCCTGTTCCTTGGCTTCCTCTACCGTGATGCCACCCTTCTTGCAGTCGGCGGCATCGGGTGTTGTTCGGAACTCGGTGAAGTACTGGCCTTCAAAGGTATCCCAGTCTCCATACAGAAGCGCATTGCGTTCCTTCTCTGGAAGCAAAGCTAGTGAACCAAGGTAATCCGGGTTGTCCTCAAGCAAAGCCTTGTTATCGAATACGGTTGCTGGGATAAATACCCTGTCTCGTTTGATGGTCTTTGTAGAACCATCTGGCATCCGCACATCCACCATTTCAACGATGGGTGTTCCAGGCTCGGCTGCATCGATAAATCTCGCTTTGACCCAGCCGTGTCCCACGCCACCGGGGTTGGTACTCGCTCTTATATAGCACCTTGTCTTCTGCTTGCTCTTTGGTTTCTTGGACGGACGATTACGAGAGAACATATAGCTGTACTCTTCCCATGTGAAGTGCGTTAACTCGTCAAACCCAATGAAATCGTATCTTTTGCCTTGGTAATTGGTTTTATCCTTGCTGTACTGCATGGAGCCGAAGTAGATCTTGGCTCCTTTTGGGAATGTCCAGCAATGCTTACTATCGTTGTACTTTGCCTTTGGGAACGCCAACGAGTACAATGCTTGGGATCGGTCGATCAATTCTGTAAGCTGTGGGTATGTCTTACGGAAGATGATGCCTCTATAGTGAGGGATATGCACTTGCCGTAGTGCCTCGATCAAAAGGGCGTCACTCTTACCACCACCTGCAGCTCCTCCATATAGGCACTCATACTCAGGTCGCTCCATAAAGCGCACCTGCTTTGGTTGTGGTTGCCAGATGATATTTTGCTCATCAATCATCAGACTGCACCTCCTTAACAGGGGGCATCAGGATCACGCCGGTCTCATCGTCATCATCGTCATTGTTGCGTTGCTGAGCATCTGCTCTCAGCTTCTCAATGCGAGCCTCTTGCTCTCTCATGTCTGCATCACTCTTAATCATCTGGATATCCTTGAGATCCTTGAGTATCCTAGAGATATCTCTCATGCTCGATGTGTCTGCCAGAAGCTCCTCATCGTCCTCTATGAGCCGTTCTACCTTGGTAAGCAACTTATCTGCCACGGTCTGCAAACGAGCTGCACGGCTTGCATGCTGGCTTGCTATTGCATTCATTGCTTTTGTCATCGTTTTGGCATTGTGTTGGTTACGCAGTTCGGTCCATCCCTCTTTTCGGGATCTGATGCCAATGTTGTTGTAGGTAACCCCATACTTCTGAGCCAGCTTACGGTAACTGGTATCCGTGGTGATGTATTCTGTTTTGATGCTTTGCCAGTCAGCCATAAGCCACCTCCTTTCTTGATAT